CCGATCGAACGAGGTGAATCGGCCGCACCCGCACGAGCCCCGTAGGCGAGAGCCGTTGCCGGCTGGCCTCCACCATGGTGCGTTGATGGACGTGCCCTGCGTGGATGCAGTCGGCGTCAACGTCGAGGAGATACCGTGAGTAGTCCAAAATTCCACGACTTATAGGCCCACCGCCACCATAACCATGGTGGTACCACAATCGGTACAGGGCCGTGCTCGTCTTTCCGGCCTTGGCCCGGAACATCACCCAGCCTGAGTAGCCAGCGTGTCGGCACTTGCTGCCTCGCACCCGCAGCTGCTCGACGAGCCGCGTGGTCAAGCACGTCTCCATCCGCTTCCGCACAGCCGTCTCGTGGTTGCCCGGCGTTATCAGCGCCATCTGCTCGCGGTACGGCTCGAGGTACTCGGCGCACTGCGTGACGATGTCATCGTAATAGTTGCCGCGTTGGAACTCGGGCCGCACGTCCCATTTGCCGTTGGATCGCGGGTCGTACTTGCCACCCATCGCGTCGAAGTGATCGCCAATGCTGAGCACTGCGGCGTTGAGCTCGCGGGCCTTGGTCAGGTCCGCAGACAACTTCTCTCGGTTGCACTTCACCGAGTCCCAATGCCAGTCACTGGAGAGCAGCACCCATAGACGCTGGTTGAAATCAATGCGTGTGACGCTGCCTTCAAGGCTTGTGACGTTCCAGGCGTCGCTCGCGTTCTTGCGGCGGAATGTGCCAGCACTACGGCCCATCAGTCACCTCGCGGTATCCAAGACTCCAGAGCACGCGGGCAATATCCTTGCCCTGCTGCTCAACGTGCTCCTCAGACTGCGTTGGATTCAAGGCGTGCAGAAGTTCATGCACTAACACCTCGAGCTTCTTGCGGCCACGCATGCGAGCGTCAAGGATGATTCGCGGGTGCTTCGCCTTCTGGCTGAACGTGTACCCGTAGGCAGCACCTTTGAGCGTGGTGAAACGCAGTAGCCAACGCTCGTCGCCGTTCAGCGTGAAAACGTGATCGTCTGCCACGGCTCGCCCTTTCGCTTTCCACCGTAGCGGGGGCGTCAACCGATACCGAACTTGCGGCCGAGATCGTTCAAGGCTTCCTGCCTCTGAGAGCACCCGCAGTCCTTCACGCCAACCGCTGACGCCACGGCTTGAGCGCGTTCTTTTGTGATTCCAAAAAGACGAAGCGCATCGGAGACGTAATCACCAAGCCCCTTGCGATTGGCTGCATCCATGCACCCAGGTGATCCGCAGCAGTTGCGTTGAAACCCAGGTGCAGACTCCTTGTGCTCGCACACGGTGCAGAAGCCGCGAGCATCAAACTTGCACAGCAGCGTCATACGATTGTGGCTGTCCATGTTGCGGTGATGATCTGCTCCGGCAGCGACCCAAAAGCAATGTCCGCACTGGTTTCGCCAGCGTTGAAGTTGGCAATGCGGCAGAGCCGTGTGTTCGTTCCAAAAGACTCAACGCACGCCTCACGCACAATCGTTGTCGGGCCAGAGAAAGTTAGCCCAGAAAGATTGCACGTCGGTCCAGTCACGACCAGATCAGAAACCGTCAGATTACCTGAGTCAAAAAAGTTTTCAGTAGTGCCGGTGGCACAGTTGAACGTGTTAAAGTTGGCATCGTTCACATAAGTTGCGGCACTAAGATGCCTGCTGGTGATTGCGAGGTTCCATCGACAATCCCCATTCAAGTGATTTTGACTGAGCAAGACTTGAATGTTTTGCATGTCTCCGTAAGGCCCGCACCCGCTAAAGCTGTAACTTCGGCACGCCCCACTTCCGCCAGTCAATGTCACATTCGCAGTAAGCGTTTTGCTGCTGGATACCCCAGACGGAGACGTGATCCTGCTCCCAGACGATGAGAACGTGCCCGTGCTTGCAATCAGCACCAACTTGTCAAAAACAATGTTGATGGCGACGCTGAATGTTGACGGCAGGCTACTGCAGCAAAACGAGCATGGATTGAAAGAGCCGCATAGTCCGGCGACGCACGCGATACCTGCTCCGTGAAACCATCCCGAAAGAGTTGAGCACTCGCAGGACGTTTTTTGCTGGCACGAATAACCGTCCCCAGCAGGAACGCAGCACGCACCGGGCTCGCTACAGCAGCAAGGGCAAGCCATCAGGGCACTCGTATTCTGAGAAACGTAGCAGCGGAAGTGCCAGTAACAACGGCTGCCGTTGCCGTAGAGTTGACCACGGTGATCATGGCCGTCGTGAGCGTTTTGCCCACGGCGATGACGCAGTTGTTGGTGTTGAGCGTTGCTGAGATCAGCACGTCAGAAACGGCAGAAGCGGTTGCTGTTCCGGTGGCAAATGAGAATGACTGCGTGGACGTGACGATTACGGCCGTGGCCGTCTGAAGCATCGGCGTAACGAGCCACCAGTTGGTGCCTTCTTTGCCCACAACGCAGTTCTCGTTGACGTAGCCAGAGAGCGTGATTGGCCAAGAGAGATTCACCACGTTGGCCGTGGCAGTCGGCGCATACTTGAACGTCACCGCCTTGACGCTGCCGATCGGCCACGCGCCTGAGAACGTCGCGGCCCGCACCTGCTTAGGGTGCCTGTCCGAAAGCCGCCTATCAAACGTCAGCGGCGACGCAGCTGGCGGTGATAGCTCGGCCTGGCGAACAACTCGAGCAACCCGCTCGGCGCTTTCCCGAGTGAACTGCACCGCGTCAAAAGGTTTCTTTTGGCGGGCCATGCGTCAGGTTGGCGGCGTGCCGAAGAGGCTGCCGAAGTTGGCTTCTTCGTTAACGCGAAAGTCGTGAATGTAGGGGAAGCTCGATGACTGACCACCTGATCCGTCGAGAGCGACAGGATTGGCAGAGGCGACCCATTCTGCGTTCTCAAAGTCAAACACCATCGTGCGCCGCTTCTGCCCGCTCGCAGCGTCTATGTAGTTCCACCCGACATCAGGTATGCGTAGGTTCCACTTGCTCTCTCGGTAAAGAAGCTCACACGTCGCGGCCCAGTAGCTATAGGTCACGTTATTGTAGGACTCGACGGTATACGTGGCGTTCACGCCAGCAACCTTCCACGAGTGAGCAGGGCAGCCAAAGTAAGTGCCGCTGTTGATTTTGTTTGTGGCCTGCATCTGAGCAGCAGGAAAGTTGGCGTAATTCTTTTTCATCGTCGCCCTGACAATCTGCTCCTCAGTCGTAAGCGACTCGTAGAAGTCATTGGCAGAGTTCACCAGCGGCCTGCGTGTCGTGCCGTCCCAGTAGTAGAAAGCCGGCACCTGGGCAGGCTCAGCCACAAAAGACCACTCAGCATCGCGGTCCAGTGGAGTCTCAAGGTCGTTTGGCGTAACGAGCCCATACTCGGCAACTACTTGAACGTGATATGGCGAGTCGGAAAACCGCTCCGTGATTGACAGCCTCCGCAGTCCCAAGAAACTCAGAGACGGGTGCAGGCTGCCCCAGTTGTCGAGGCCGAGAGCCGAGATAAGTTCCGTTTCAGTGGGCGGGTTGTTCTCTAGCGTGTTATCCGCAAGCGTCAGCACGAACGTACGGGTGGCCGACGTTCCGCCCCGCACTTCTCCTTCCAGCGTGCGTGCAAGTTCACGCCACGAATGTATGGGCATTAGATGCCTCCCACGTCAGCGTAGCCAACGATGGCGACGGGCTGGTTGAAATAGTTGCTTGCCGCCTGGCCGATGCCTACGGCAATCTTCTCGAGTAGCTTCGTTTGCAGCCGCTGCTGAATAAGTGCGGGATCTTGGGCGTTGGCCCCAAGTTGCAGCACAAGGTTGGCGCTCTCGACGTTGCGGATGTCCGCCACGTTAACGGACTGAGCGCCCAGCGTGTTGAGCTTGCGGATGCGCTCTTCCTGCCGCTTTGCTTCGGCCTCGGCGGCCTTGCGCTGCTCCTCAAAGATGCGGGCCTGCTCCTGGGCGTACTGCTGCTGGGCCTGCTGCTGCTGTTGCTGGTACGCCTGCAGGGCAGTCTCTTGCTGCTTGCGGTAATCGTCCTGGGCCTTGAGCTCAGCGTTGGCTCGCTCCTGCTCCTTGGCCTTCCTGTCTTCAGCCGCCGCGTCCCTAGCCTTTTCTGCCTCTTGGATATTGGCGAGCTCCTGATTGAAGAGCTCCTGCTGCCGTTGCACTTCGGCGTTGAAAGCCTCGGCATTCAGAATGCCGTCCCGTGCCTGCTCTTGAGCGGCAGCGATGCCTTCCTGCAGACGCAGGGCTGCGTCAAATCCTGCCTGCCCAAACTCCTGGGACTTGGCAATCAGTTGGCTGATGTTCTGGTCAACCGACTGGAAGGCAGCGTTGAACCCAGCACCGAAGCCCTGCTCAAGGGCCTGCTGCTCGTCTTCCAGCTTTGCCGTCAGTTGGTCAAGTTCCGCCTGCCTCGCAGCAGCTGCGTCGGCGTCGGCCTGATTGTTGGCTGCTCGTGCTGCCGCGAGTTGCTCGGAGACGCGGGCCTGCTCACGCTGCACGGTAAGCAAGTCGTTTTCGATTCTGGCCCCCTCGTCCTTCGTCTCAAGCAACTGGTCAAGCCGCTTGCGGTCTGCGTCGGCCTGGGCCAAAGCGGCATCGGCAGCCTCCTGCCTCTTCGCCAGTTCCTTATCCAGTTCGGCGTTCACGTTCTTCATGAAGCCGTTCATGATCTCAATCTGGTCCGCCGTCAGCCCGCCAGCCTCTGCCATTTGCTGGAACGTCTCGACGGTTCCCATGGACTGCTGCAGGAATACGGAAGCCTCGTCGCCAGCAGTTGCCAAGAACTGCTGCAGCCGCTCTTCGGTCTTGCCAAGGTTGAGCTCAACTTTGACTTCCGGCGAGCGTTGCCTCCGGATCTCGTCGCGCAGCCCAGACAGGTATGACTCGGCGGCCCCCTTCCCTGAGTTCTCAGCAGTCCCGCCGTCCGCTGTGAATATCCCAACAAATGCCCGTCCTGCGTTTGCCGCTGCGTCCTCAAGTTGGCGAGAGTTCTGCTCGGTGGCAATCATCGCCTGCCGCGTCAGTTCCTTGCCATATTCCTCAAGGTCACTGCTGACGAAGCTGCCTAGTGTTTCAATGATCTTGCCAAGCGCAGCAGATAGGGCATTGCCTGCAAGCTCAAAGACGTTCGCAACCGTCCGCAGCCCTTCGCTCACAAATGTGAACGCATTGGCAGACGCGGTGAACGTCGCTGACGTGTCTTCAAACGTGACGCCGAGCCCCACCAGCCCAGACACGAACTCGTCAAAGACTGCGGCGAAATACTCAGCCCCTTGCAGCAGCACATCCGTGATGGCGTTGGCAATGCCAGTGCCGCCCTCACCCTGAGCACCGCTCCAGCTTTCCACGAACTGCAGAAACTGATTAGTCACGTCAGTGACTGCGGGCGCAAGGTTGCCAATCACCTGCCCAACGATGCCTTCAATGGTGGCTCGCACCAAGTCAAAGGCGTCGTTCATGTCAGCGACGTTGTTCACCTGCGTCTCGCTGACGATGATGCCGAGCCGCTCAGCCCTGGCCTTGAGCTCCTCAAGGCTTGCGGCCCCCTCACGGAATAGCGGTGCCAGGGCAGCGCCTTGCTTGCCGAAGATTTCAACCGCAGCAGCTGCACGATCGGCAGCCGTTGGTAGTTGAGAGATGGCGTTACCGATGGCCGAGAACTGGTCTTCCGGCGCAAGGGCCCTGAGCTCAGCAACCGAAAGGTTGATTCCTCTGAGCGACTTGTCGAGCGCGTCCCCAGGCGTAGCCTTGCCGATGTTCACTGCCAACTTCTGGACCGCTGCACCGAACTGCTCGGTATCCACGCCGGCCAGCTTGGCCGCGAGCGAGTAGCCCTGCAACGCCTCAACGCCGATGCCAGTACGGGCCGAGAAGTCATTGAGCGTATCGACAGACGAGTTGACGCTAGAGACGAGGGACGTGACGCGAGAGCCAATATCTTGAAAGACGTTCCCGATGGCCGAGAGACCGTCTAAGAACAGGCGGCCAATCTCGATGCCGGCAAGAATCTTTGTATTCCTGGCAAGAGACTCCATGCTCTTGTCGGTCTTGTCCACGGCAGTGGAAGTCTTGTCGAGATCGCCCTTGGCCTTTTCTAGAGCACGGTTGTACGTCTCTTGCGAAATGCGGCCGGCTCGCACCTGATTGTCAAGTTCTTCAACAGTTCTGCTGTACTTCTCTGCCGGCGAGATGTTGGCTTCTGTGATCTGGGCCGCACGCTTAAGGGCCGCAGCCTCCTTGGTGATTGCGTCGCTGAGGTCTTCATACCTAGACGCAAACTCTTGGGCAGTGATCTCGCCACGCTTGAGACTGTCCGCCAAGTCGGCCATGGACTTGGACGCATTGAACTGAGCGTTGGCAGCGGCAGCACTAGTGCCGGCGAACTCGTCAAAAATGCTTGTGGCCTTACTCGCCTGCTTGGCCAGATTTTCAAGTGCCCGCTCAGCCGGCGTCAGGTTCTTCACCACGCCAGAGGCGTCAGCGTTTACCTTGAGCGCGAGTGAGAGGATGGTGGCCATGGCTTACTCGGGGAACGCCAGGAGCTTTTGCAACTCCCGCTTCATCTCGTCTGCGTGCTGGGGTGGTTTCTCAATCGGGTTGAAATCGTCTGCTTTCGGTGCCTTGCCTTGCTGGGAGTACGGTGCAAGCACGGCACTCGTCAGTAGGCCAGTCTGCCGCCATGGATCAGGGAGAGCGTGGTAGTAGCGAGTGAACGCAATCCACTCCGTGAGCTCCTGCGAATCCATGCGGCGAGACAGTTCCCTCACCGTCATTCCCAAGTGCCCCGCCAGACGAAACAGGAAACGCCTCGTCGGGCGGACGCTCAGTTTTTTGCGAGTTCCTCCACGTCTGTCTCGGTCATGTTGTTGTGCTTGAGTGCCTTCTCGAAGAGCTTGGACACGATGGCGGCCGACTTCTTCGCCAGCTGCTCAATGCCAGCCTCGTCAAAGAGACGTTCGCCGCTCTCTGGATGGCACAGACAGCGGGCCAGGTACTTCGTGCGGAAGTTGTCAATGCCCGTCTCTTTCTTGCCCACCCACTCCTTTTCGTAGCTGTCGCGCTCTTCAACCGTCATGACTCGCACGCCGAGCACGAGCGGCTTGCCGTCTGCGCCCTTCCATTCACGCACAGTCACCTTGAGAATCGGCAAGTCATCGGCATCAAGGATCTGCTTGGCAAGGTCTGCAACGCTGAGGCTCATGGTTTCTCCTAGCCTTGGACTCGTAGCGTGACTGCGTAGCGCGTCACGTCATTGACCACGCCAGCCATGGTGAACTTCTCAAGCACTGCCTTGCCCGAGTAAGCGAGCCCGCCGCCAGTGATAGTGACTTGCGCACGCTTGCCGTAGTTGGCCGTTGAGATGTTCGCCGTGGTTAGGCACTTCATCTCTATAGTGCCAATGTCAAGCGTCCAAGTACTGGCGCGAGCCAATGGAAGAGCACCGCCGTGCGTTACGGATATCTCCGTAACCTCACCGAAGTTCACGCTGTTCCAAGTGGCCGTGACGCCCGCTGAGTAGTCCGCCATGACGGTCCTCCGTCTGGCTTACCGCTCAAGCTTGATCGTGGCCTGGCCTCGGATAGCGTCCTGCGTGGCGAGCGTCAGCGTTGAACTCGTGACCGTTCCAACTTTGCTGCTCACGCCAGCGAGTGCCGTACCGCCAATGGTGAGCACAAAAGAGCCAGTGCTCTTGTCGGCAATGAAAGTTTTGCCGATGTAGTCAAACGTCACGCTGCGGCCAGTTTCGCCAGAGGCGGCACCAGCAAGCGGAAGGTCAAGAGTCTTAGCGGTTTCGCCAGCGGTCTGGCCAAGATGCGAAACGGCAATCTTGTCATCGGCGGCAGTCGGGTCGGTGGCACTGACAACCACGCTGGTGACGGTATAGGCGGTGCCGTTGAAGGTCAGGACTGTGCCCGAGCCATCATGCGGAGTTTCAAAGGCCATCTGCTAAGTCTCCTGCCAGAGGATTGAAAACGATTGCGTCACCTGATAGACGGGCGGCAAGTCACCGCCAGCGAGTTGCACGAAGCCGTCAGACTCGGTTTCGAGGCTCACGTTCCGCACGCTTACGTAGTCTGTCACTTGCCCGCCCCATCCATCCAGAACTGAACGGATTTTGTCGGCGGCCTCGCGGGCCTCTTCGTATGTGGTCGAGAACACGTCCACAGCCAACTGCACAGACGTGGCACCTGTCGGGCCCGAAAGCCCTTGCGAGCGGCTGACGCCCGTGCGTCGCCATGTGGCAAACGGTAGGGACGCAGACGCCGGTGCGATCACAGGCCAGATACGCTGGCCAAGGATCATGGCCACGGCAGGATCTGCAACGAGTGCTCGAGCAGCTGCCTGCTCTGGTGACTTCAGCACGGCTAGCCTCCAGCCTGGATGGTGGCACCAGTCACGCTGCCGGTGCTGGTGTACGTGAGCGCGTCCAGGGCACGCTCAAGCGAAATCCGCAGTTCCGACGTGAGCCGCTCAGCCACCTTGCCTTGGTACTCACGCCACGTCTTTCGCAGGGGCGGCTCAGAGTAGCCGCCGGCCTGCATGGCGTTGATCACTAGCGTTTCGCCCTTCTTGCCCTTTTTGAAGAACGTGCCTTTTGGCGTGGTGATTCCTTTTCCGCTCTTGGTGATAGCAAACGCTCCGCGCTGCCCGATGCTCGACGCAATCATCGAACCTTGCCCGGCCTTTACGGTGTGCTCGTTGATCTGAGCCACCTTGCCAGACTTCATCGTTCTAGTGTGGGCTCGTCTCTGGTATGGCTTGTTGGCGATTGTCTTGATCGGTCGCTGCTTGGTCCCGAACTCTAAGAGCCACTGATGGAATGCCCTGTCTGGGCCGAGCCGCACCGTCCCCGGTTGGGCGATTTCCTCTGAGTCGCCACGCGCAGAGCGGTTGTAGCCAAGAAGCCCAACCGCGTTGCCGTCTCGCTTGTAGCGGACGATCTTCGTATTCACGGCACGTTTGAGATTGCCGGTAGGCCCTACTGGCGTGTTCTCTCGCAGCCGCAGCTTCGCCGGCTCCAGTGCCTTCTCCAGAGCATCGCCAAGAGTCTCGGCAAGCCCTGCGTTGTCAAACACCTTGCCAAGCGAAGCCTGCAGCTTGAGAAGCTCTGACGAATCAACAGAAAGGTTGACGCCAGCAACGGCCATCTAGGCGGCCTCCTGGCAGACGAGCTCGTGCTCACTACGGTTCCCGTGCTCGAGCAGGCTGACGATCTCCAGCGTGCGGCCACGCCAGACAATCCGCATGGATTGCGTCAGCCCGTCCAGCCACCGCATGCGGACGCGGTGCGAAACCTCAATCTGCTGCTGCCCGTATTGCAGAAGCTCGCGGGACGAGACGCCTTCCACGTTGGCCCAGCGTTCAGCAAAAGTGGCCCACGAGAGCACGGTTTCCCCGAGAGCGTTCCGAGACTCGGAAGCCCGCTCCACCGTCACGCGCTCGCGGAGGCTGCCGGCGTCAATCATGTGCCGTAGAGCACGACGGTGTAGGTGCCCGTGCTTCCTTGGTTTCCGGTGATTGTGAACTGCCCGGTATCGTCACCACCGACGCAGGAAGCAGACACGATGCTGTCGTTTGACCGGATGGTGGCGTTGCCGATTGCCAGACGCTTGAAGCTTCCGCCCGTGCCGTCAAAGCGAAAGACGGCGTAGTCAACAGACTGAATAGAAACGTACTCGCCGTCAGCACCACGAAACGAGCCAGTGTGTGTGATTGTTGAGCTCGCCGTGCCCAGCGTCCCAGTGATCACCGCAACCTTGCCAGTGGTGTACGCCTGCGAGTCCTGCAGGCTCACTACCTTGAGCGATGCCGTGCCGTCCTTGTCGTGGAACAGCACGTCTACGTTGATTCGTCCTTCAAGGCTCATTGGTAGCTGCCCCATTTCTGCGACGAGAGAAGCGATTCCACAGCAAACTCCAGCGGCTTGCTGATGCTGCCAACGAGCACCGTGCTGCGGTTCTCATACCAGTGGCCCACAAGCATCAGGCAGGCGTGGCGGATGGACGCAGGCACACTTGAACCAGCAGCCCCGTAGCCGGCCCACCAAGTCACGCTAATGGCGTTGTCATCCATCAGGTGCGGCGGCCACGTCTGGCCGTACAAAGTCTTCACCGCCCCCGGCGTGCTGCTGCGGTCCACGCGGTAGCTGGCTGTGGAGTAGGTGGCTGTCGTGCCGTTCTCGTAGGTGAACGTTAGGGCCACTGCCGTGGTCGTGCCGGCCGTCGCCATGGGCGGCCGTGGCAGTTCAATGTCATGGGTGCCGTCTGGCGGGAACGAGTCGAACCGCATCACCCACTGCGTATTCACCAGCGTGCGATCTAGGTACTGTTCGCACCACTCGCGGGCTGCCGTGATCAGCGTGCCGATGTAGGCGTCATCGCCACTGGTATCAACCCGCAGATGGGCCTTGGCTTCCGCGAGCGTGACGGGCTCAACGGCTGGCGGCGTCTGTCGAGTCAGGCTTCGATACTGCACGGCGGCCTCTCCTCTTCGGCGTGGCGTCTGCGGTTTCTACGTCGTGCTCAAGGGCAGCCGTTTCGATCAGCGTCGGCTGGTTGTCTTCTACAGCGACACGCTGAGCGAGCAGCTGCGTGGTGATCCCGCCAGGAAGCTCAGCCACTT